CCTGTTACGGCTAACCCTTTTGCTGCTGCTACTGTTCCTAAAGCCATACTACCAAAGTGTACAGTTCCTCTCATGAGTTTACCCCACCATGTTTTAGTAACAATGGGATCTTCGTAACTCTTAAATGGCTGCCACTCTGGTTCGTAATAACCTTTCTCTTTTCTTTCCTTCTGCATCTCTCCAGAGATCGCATCTATTGTACGTTCTGGAAAGGTAGCTACAGAAGAGGCTGTATCCTGTAGACCACCTGATAAAATAGATTGAGCTTCTTTAACGTAAGCGTTTAGTCCCCATCTTTCAGCGTTCCTTGGATCGTTCTGCTCTGAGAGAGCTTGGGTTTCCTGAGCCTGTTCTGTGTCTTTAGCCTGAGCCGTAGCTTCAGATTCTATTTGTTGTTGATCGAACTCATTAACAAGCTGTTCAGTTTGTTCAACCGCTAACGGATCTAACTCATTTTCTTCCATAATTTATTGCAATGTAGCTTCCACAACTGCCTTGGCAACTGCTGGAAGTAAATTATCAAGTTGGTTCATAGGTGGTACATCACCAACAATTTTGTAAAACTCTTCCCTTTCTGACTTAGGAATATTTACTAATCTTCTAAATGTAGGTAAACCATTTAACGCCTTACCTTGTTGATTCTTATATCTTAATCTACCTAGTACAATAGCTTTCTGTGTACCTTCATCAAACATGTCATCTAATTCAAATGGCATACTACCAGAAGCTAATACTTGTAATAAGCCACTACCAGTCATGTCATACATACCAAAGTTTGTATAGCCTTGTTGTATAAGACCTAGTACTTCTCCGATAGTATGTTCTGTAAGTCTTTTAGGTAACTCTACATATTGACCGTTGCGATTCTTGATCGCTTCATAACCACCATGTTCTTTCTGTGCAGGGTTTTCTATTCTATTTAGAATCCAATCCATATTATCATCAGTAAATGCACTTCTTATAGTTTTAGAAGATGTATTTTTATCTGTGAGTAATCGAGGATTGTTGACTCCATCATATGCTGACTTTGTGTCTTCTTTGAGTAGACCTACATTTTCAAGTCTAGTTTTAGCTAGATCATGTGGATCTAAGTCAGGATATAGTTGTGATAGTAATTTATAATATTCTGGTATACTACCTTTTTTAAAATCAGATTTAAAATATGTTTCTGCTTGTGCTAAGTATGGAGCTTCTCCAGCCATAGCAACATTACTATAAATTAGTTGAGGATCTATTTTAAGAGCTGTACGAGCTACGTTAATATCGTAGGCTCCAGTAGTATCATACACATATTTAGGTAGTGCATCAAACTCGTTAGCTTTAATCTGTTTTAGAACATGCTCTTCAGCTCCACGTTGAGCAACAGCATCAGTTTGATTCTGATTCTTTAACTCACCATACTTGGCTGTAAATGCTTTATAAGCCTGACGTTCTATAGCTTTAAACTTAGGTGTCTGTGCTTTACTTAAATCATTCTCAAATGTATACTGAGCAATGTTAGCTTTGATAAACTCCTTACTATCTGTTTCGATTTCTTTAGGTACACCGGCTAGTGAAGTCTGTTCTACCAGCTTCATAGCTTTTTCTTTTAGCGTAGGGTTCTGTAAAGTTGATACATCTTCCAACGTAACAGTGCCACCCTGAGCTGCAACATGAGCCAGACGTTTAACTTTCTCAAACTCATCTTCATAGCTTTCAGTATATGCTGTTTTTAGTTTTTCTGGATAGTCAGTAGTTTGGAACTTTTCTCTATAGGATTTAGCTGTACTTTGCATCCAGTCATAATCTTTGACACCATCAAAGTCGTCAATGTTTACACTTTCCCATAATGATTTTGCAGCTGTTAATCTTTCTTCCTGTTCTGTATATCTGCTATTCTGTTGTTTAATCCATTCTCCACGTATCTCAGCAGCTTCTCTAGGAAACTTCTTCTGAAACGTAGTTCGACTACCATCATTTGCAATAAACTCTTCGTCTAAAAAATCGAGAGTGGTAACATATTCTTCTTTGACTCCTTCTTTTATATTTGCAACCATTTCCTGTCTGGCAAACTTCATACCCTCACCGGGGTAAAAGTGCTCAAAATAGGCTGCTCTTCTTTTTATGTACCCTGTAGGACCAAACAATGAGTCGGCTGCACCAACTTCAGCTTGTGTAGAATCCCATAACTTTATTTTATTATTTGTATCGTAAGCTGTTTTAGCTTGTGCATCTTGTGTCTGTGCTACATTTAATAAATAACTTTTCCTACTTTCTTCGTAAGCTGGTAGCCATTTTTTAATTAGTAGCCTTTCTGTTACATCAGGATATTTTTGATGTAAGTCACGAAGCATAATAGCAGCATGAGTATCATACCAATTTTGGTAGTCATCAGTACTGAGTAACTCAGCATAGCCTCTACCATCAGGTAAACGTAAAGTACGTTTAGATTCTGCTAGATAAGATCCAAATAATTGCGTCTCTTTATCTATAGCATTTCGTATATTTTGCTGTGGTGTAGAAATAGACTCGGCTTGTGCTACATTGACTAACTCATTAGG